CCACGCTATACGGTGTGTTTACCAGCATCAAGTTGCAGAACGGCCACTGCGTCGCCTACAAGCTCTGATGGCACTTGCTAGTCCGCTACGGAAGGTTGCCAGCAAGCTGATGGCAAAGTTCGGCGGTCTGGCAACGATCCGCAGCGTAACCCTTGGTGCGTACAACACAACTACCGGCACTGCCGCTGAGACAGCGACGGACACCACAGTGCGCGGCGTGTTGGAGGATGTAGCGCTGCGTGAGGTAAATGACCTGATCGAAGCTGGCGATAAGCGGTTAATCATTGCCGCAGCAGACACGGCAGCAGTGCCGACAACCGCTGATCGCGTCATCATCAGCAATCGCAGCCTGCAGATAATCGAGGTGCGCACCATCGAACAGGACAATACTCCGATCACCTATGAGCTGATCCTGAGGGACTAATGGCAAAAATTCGGGTAGATCAAATTGGTGATTATATTCAAAACCGGCTAGAAGCATTGCTGCGTGCAGCGGTGCTAGAAACTGACAGCCTGCTTAAGCAAGCCAGCCCGGTTGATACCGGCAGGTTTCGTGCCAGCTGGCAGGTAGGCCAGAACGCAGCGCCTGGGGGCATTGCGCCGCCAGGTAGCTATTCAGCAGCAGCGCCACTATCGCGCATCGGTTACCAACAAGAGAAAGTCGGCAACATCTACTCCGTCCACAACAACCTGCCGTATGCCGAGCCGCTAGCAGGCGGCAGCTACCCTCCGTCATGGGGTGGTCAGTATCGCAGCAAGCAAGCCGAGCCTGGTTGGGTGCAAGGTGTCGCAAAAGACGTGCAAGGCAGAATAATAAAAGCTGCCGCAGGCATTGGCAGAACTTACACCCGTAACAGGCAATGACCGCTACCTACAACGACATCCGCGCTGCCATTGAAGGACGCATTGCTACGCAGATGGCTGTCGCACCAATATACCCGGTCAGCTATCAGAACGTACCATTCACGCCGCCGAACAACACACCATGGCTGCAGGCATTCATACGGTTTGGCGACAACGCCTATGCCACGCTGCTGGCGCCGTCTACTGGCTTCAACCGACAAAATGGCGTGCTGACGGTCAATGTGTTTACGCCGCTAGGTGCTGGCACTGCGGCGAACTTCACGATTGCCGAGCGCATCAAAGATCTATTTGACCGGCAAGTGGTCAGCGATATTCACTTCGACGCAGCATCGGGACCGGCGCAGATCACGCCACCAGCGCCTGCAGCGTACTACCAAACGCAACTTACGATCACGTTTGAGGCGTATGTAGACTGACGGCAGTTCTTCCGCTGACTGATGTCTGCCACCGTTCTGTCCGGCACAGCCGGGGCGCTCTATTACAAACCAGCTGGCACCATTGCCACCTTTGCCGAATCTGGCGTTAATGCCACCACTGACGTGATCACCGTCATGCCGTTCCTTGGCTTCAAGGTTGGCGACCCGGTGCAGTTCAGCGTGATCAACGTCAACACTGGCGCTGCAGGCTCTGGCACCCTGCCTGGCGGGATCTCTGCAGCTACTACCTACTACGTCATCAGCTACACCGCCAGCACTGGTGCCATGCAGGTATCTGCCACGCTTGGTGGCTCTACCGTGGCGATCACCGATGATGGCACGGCTGTAACGCCAAACATCTTTCAGGTGGCATACGACAGCTTCGTGGCGGTAGCCGAGGTGCGCGAGTGGTCGTTTGAAGTGACCCGCGAAGAGATCGACGTCACCACCATCGGCCAGGCCGCTGGTCAGACCGTGCCATTCCGCCGGTATATCAGCGGTTTTGCTGATGGTTCAGGCTCGGCCACCATCTACACCACCAGCGAAGACACCAGCATCGCCAGCCGCTTGGTTGCTGATGTGCTCCAGCGGGAGCAGGAGGGCGCCACGATGAAGCTCTACATCGATCGCGTGGTGAGCGGCGGTAGCGTCAGCGATGCGCTCAGCCGTTCGATCACGGTGCCCGTCATCCTGACGGCTGCTAACTTCACGGTCAACCCTGACGACGGCCAGTCAATTGAGGTGTCGTTCCGCCCGAGCGACGCGCCTACGTTTGATCTGGTCAAGAGCTGATCACGCAGACACAGAAGCCCTGGTCTTGTACCGGGGCTTTTCCATGCCTACAATCCAGTCGTATAGCGTAATTACATGGCTCGCGCACTTGATCGGCTCAAGAAAGCTGCTCACCTGGTTCCCATCAAGAAAGTCGTCACGCTGAGTGATGGCAGTGAGTTTGAGTTTTACTGCACTCCTCTTACCATGGCCGAGAGGGAGAAGGCTCAGAAGGACGCCGGAAGTGACGAGGCGATTGCCTTTGCGCTGCAGCTGCTGATTCAGAAGGCAAAAGATGACGCCGGCCAGCCGTTGTTCAGACCCGGTGAGATCGCTGAACTGAAGAATGAGGTGCGTGATGAAGACTTGCAGATCATGATGCTGGCTGTCATCACAGACAAGAACGATGTAACCGAGGCAGAAGCGGGAAAGTAGCCACTGAGTTAAAGCGTGACTTGTATCTAAGGCTCATGCTTCGCCTGGCTCGTGAGCTGGGCTATACACTCAGCGAATTAAGCCAGCGCATCACAAAGGAAGAGCTGCAAATCTGGGCAGCCCTATTTGAGATCGAAACGCAAGAGCAAGAGGAAGCGGCTAGAAAGAGTCGCCGCAGGTAGACTGGCCTCATGCGAGGTTGTCGGCCATGTCTGTAGTTGCCAATGTCGCCATCAACATTGATGGCAAGCAGGCGCAGTCACTGCTTAAGGCGATTCAAGATGAGGTAGAAAAGTTAAATGGTTCGTTTGACCGGATCCCTAAGAAGACTAAGGGCATATTTGAAAACCTTAAAAGTGCAGCATCTTCAGTAGTCGGCCAACTTGCAGCGGTAACTGGCGCAGCCTTCACCCTGCAACAATCATTTGATACGTTAGTTCAGCAATCAAAAGCGGAAGGTGCGCTTAAATCGCTAGGTGTTAATGCTGATACAGCTTCTGCTCGGTTCGTGAACCTATCAAATGAACTGAAAGGACAGGCATCTGCTGTTGAGTTAACAGCCGCAGCATACGATGTTGCGTCGGCCGGTTTTATGAGTGTATCCGACCAGGCTGTAATCCTAGAGGCGTCCACCAAGGGTGCTGTGGGTGGCATGAGCGACTTAAATACAGTTGGCAATGCTGTCACTAGCGTGTTAAACGCCTATGGAATGTCTGCCGCTCAAGCCGGAAATTTGGTGGATGGATTTATTCAAACGCAAAATGATGGCAAAATCATACTCGCTGAATACGCCACTCAAATTGGGCGGCTAGCCCCAACTGCAAATGCTGCTGGCGTTGGCATCGATGAATTAAACGCCGCGATTGGCACCGTTACAGCGCAAGGTGTACCAGTTGAAGCAACATTTACTGGATTAAATCAGGCGTTAGTTTCGATACTAAAGCCAACAGCGGAAGCGCAATCCCTAGCCAAAGAGTTAGGCATTGAGTTTAATGAAACAGGTTTGCGCACCAAAGGATTTGGCGGGCTATTAGCTGATGTAGCGCAAGCAACGGGCGGCAGCACTACTAAGTTGGTGGAGCTATTTGGCTCCGTTGATGCTCTAAAGGCGGTGCTGCCTTTAGTCAGCGGCAATATGGAGAAATTCAATAAAAACCTAGAAAATCAAAAGAACGCTACAGGCGTAGCGGACAAGGCTTTTAAGGATATGGGTGATACTTTGCAAGGAGCATTAAAAGAAGTTGACTCGGCATTCAAGAATCTAATTGTATCATTCAAGCCCATCACTCCTGCAATTATTGCCCCGTTCAAGGTTCTCGCTGGCGCCGTTGATTTGGTGTCTAGGAACATCAAAGGTTTGGCTAAAACAGCCGTATTTCTTGGTACGTTTGTTGCGGTGCTAAACGCGTCGGCCATTGCCACCAAAGCGTGGGCAGTGGCTACCGGATTGCTTGCGGCTGCTAAAAAAGCAGCGGGCGTTGCAGCGGCGTTTCTTCAAGGAGTTATGAACCCAGCGAGCTTAGCGACTACAGCATTAGCGCTTGGTGCTGCTACGGCCGCTGCTGTGACTCTTGGAAATGCAATGGGTGACGCTGGCATTAAGGCGGAAAA